CTCCCCCCCCTTGTCAAAAATATACTAAAAAGTTAGTAAGCACTCACTAACAAGAAAAAACCTATCAGTCGCGTTTTACATAACGCAGGTTACGCGTAGTTATGAGCGCAAACGTAGGCAAAAACTATAGGCGGGGCGATTTTTGTTTTCATGTTGGCAAGGGTCGTTAGTAAAAAGCTATGGAAAATCGAGGGGGGGGTCAAAAAAATAAAAGAAAATGGCAAGGGGAGCATCTTCGGGGGACTATATGCTTTTACGAACATAATATTTATGCACGGCAGAACATAAACTTTATTTAATAACCCAATCATTCCCATAGATAGCCAATGCCATTTAAATCGATTTTAAGGGGTCTCCAAGGCTTTATCTTTCTTTGTCCTTGGTAGGGTTAGTCTTATCTTATCAAGCGGCGTATCGCGCCTTAAACCAAGGTTATACAAATATCGATAGGTATCGATAACTTCCAAAAAGCCAGCCGACAAATCACCATCACCAGCCACAAGCAATGTTTGCCTTTCGGCCAATCCGAGCTGTCGCTGAAAATACTTTACGTCCGGTTTTGCTGGCCGACCAATTCCATGAATTCCCATGCTTTACCTCACTCAAAAACCAGTAACAAAAAATTAACAAAAAAAGAGTACCAAATAACTAACACAAAAATAACCAACCCTGACCCTGCTGGCATTGACCCTTGACCCTAACCCTAAGGGTTAGGGGTCAGGGAGGGTCAACTTTTGCCATCTTTTGCCCCTTTTTGACCCTGGCTAGGGTCATGACCCTAGGGTCATCTAGGGTCAACTATTTCGATACCAAGATGCTAAGAATTCTTCCTCAAAATCATCGCATTTGTTTCCACTTCGTCAACCATTTTCCAGCCATGCTCAGTCGCTTGGATCATCCCTGACTGCGTCAAATACCCAATCAATTTATCGGTGTAACTCGGATTAATCATGTTCCTAACTGTTCTCTCAGCATTCCCATCCTTGGAGAGCTTCTCTTTTAACGCTGACCTAGACAAATACGGCTGGCCGTCAACGACTTCAGCTCCCGAATCAAACCACGCATTTTCAAACAATTTCCTAAATCCATCGGTCTTGGAGTCCTTTTTATCCTTCACTGGTGCAGCACTTGAAACAACAACCGCGCTTGATACTGGCTGGTTATCCTCATCTGTCCAGCCATTTATAGCAACCGATTGCAGCTCTAAAAAGACCGGCTCGGCCATTTCAGCGTCCTTTGATTTCCTTTGCACCAGCTTCATTGGCGTTGAATCGGTGCCAGGCACTACCGATATCTCAATATCCAAGGCTCCGCGCCATGCACTAGAGCCTCGAGCGCGGTGCTGCGCGTCCTCAGATACGCCGGTGTGATGCACCAAAATGACCGAGCAATCAAACTCGTTCATCAGGCTATTACACGAATCCAGCATGGTTTTAGCGTCTTGGGCGCTGTTCTCGTCGCCTGATAGAAAGCGGTGCAAAGTGTCAACCACGATAACTTGGGGCGTGTTGGGCAGGGTGCGGATTTGCTGGACGACCTTTAAGTAACCGGCGGCGGTGTTTAAATCGCAGCCGTCCTTGGATAACCACATATTCATAGCGCTGGTGACTTTATGATGCTGTTTCCATGCCGCCACGCGACCGCGCAGACCGTGATGACCTTCACCGGCCAAATAAACGACATTGCCGCTTTTGACCTTGTTGCCGCACCAATCAGCCGTGCTCGATGCCATACGTAAGCACCAATCTAAAACAACAAAGGTTTTGCCGCCGCCAGATGGGCCATGCACCATCACCAAAGCGTTGGATTGCACCCAGCGCTTCACCAACCATGAAATTGGGGCTGGCTTGGCGCAGAAATCGTCAATCGGCACTAACCAGCCGTCGATGGGTGGATTGAGTAAGGCCAAAAGGTCGTGGCCGTCCTTGACGTAATCGTTGGCGTCGCCTTGAATCGGCGGCAAGATCATTTCCGCGCCGTACTTAGCGCAGGATTGCTCGGCGTAGCGCTGGCCAACGCCGGAAGCATCGTTATCAGCCACAATCATGATGGATTGTTGAGTACCGTATTGTTCGCGCAGAATGCCGGTCACAGGCACAAGGTTGGAGGCTGAATAAGCGACTACGCAGGGTCGATGGGTAGTTTCGTGAATGGTCGCAGCGGTAGCAAAGCCTTCGGCCAAATAAAGAACGCCAGGCTCGTCCATCGTGCCGATCATTAAATATTTACCGCTGGTCTGGCCGCCTGGGTGATAAAGTTTGTTGCCGTCAGCGTCAATGTATTGAATGCTCGACAAAACGCCGTCGGCTCCGTAAAGAGGCACCATTAACCGACCGTCGCCGGTAATTCGAGCGCCATGCGTCTTGATTCCTTTGCGTTGCAAATAGGGATGATCCGGCGATGCCAATCCGCCACCAACCCATATTTTCTCAACAGTATCAGCGGCAATCTCATGTTTTCGCTGTATTTCGGCGTCGCGTAAGGTTTTAGCCTCGGCCAAGCGTCGAGCGTGAGCCATTTCCTCACTATCGGTCAGTTTGCGCCCAACGTCGGCGCGAAACGTCTGCTCAACGCCCATGCGCCAGCAACCAAATCGACCAGCCGGAATACCGTCACCAAATATTAAATACCAACCTGGCTTGTCGCTTTGCCCACCAGAACCTTTAGTTCCAGATTTAAACCGGTGAATTTTGCCGTCCATTAATATGTGATCTGGCGGCGTCAGTCCAAGACCAATCATAGCGTCAATTAATTGATGCTCCGGCGACGATAGTATTTTTTCAGGAGGTGGTGACCACGGGCCGCCAAATATATTGGAAAGACTAGCCATTGCTTAACGTCCCTGAAAAATAATCATTTAGCAACTTTATAACTTTATAGGTTGGGTTGGCGTCTGCGTTATCGCGCACCTCGCGCAAAGTATTGTAATGAAGCCCTGTGGCTTTAACAATTATGGCAAGTCGCCTATCTTGTAATTGCGTTCGTATTTGATCTAAAGTTAGCATTTATATTACTCCATCAGTTTTTTACATCAAAGTGTTGACACTCTACTGCGTATTCGGTATTGTTGCAACCAATCGCCAACCAGATTGTCTGACCGGCGACTTTAAAGGAGAACCAGATCATGAACAAAGAAAAAATTATTGAATTGCTTGTGGACGGCGCAGCATTCAATGGAAAAGAAGAAAAGTTTTATCACTCAAGTTTTCGCAAGGGCTGGCGCAAATTAACTATTCACAATATTTCTTGGCAAGCTGTTGAAAAAACGCACGGAATTTTTGGAACAAAACGCTTACAAAAAAACGACGCCATTTTTACCTTGGCTTTAGTTTAGGAGAGTAAAAATGCTTACTACAAAACAGGCCAAGGCCATTTACGCCGAGCATGAAATCATGCTGGACGATATAGACGCTGCATTGGTTGCACTTAGCTGCAATAACCAAGCGGAGAACAGTTCCAAGACCGCCGAAGATTGGGCGCATGTTTGGGCTGCTGCTGAATCAAACACAACCGACCTAACCTATGCGGAGGCAAGCCGTGGCTATTAATCTCAAATCCACCGGCAACCTGACAGCCAACGGCGTGAAGCTGTTGGTTTACGGCCAAGCCGGTGCGGGTAAAACCAGCTTGATACCAACCTTGCCCAGCCCAATCGTTTTAAGCGCCGAGGGCGGTCTTTTATCGATTCAGGATGCCGAACTACCTTACATTGAAATTGGCACGATGGCAGACCTTCAGGAAGCCTACAAATGGCTCTCTGAATCAGCCGATGCCGCGCAGTTTGAATCGGTAGCCATCGACAGCATTTCGGAAATCGCCGAGGTCGTGTTGAACTACGAAAAGAAGGTCAACAAAGACCCACGCGCTGCCTACGGTTCGATGCAGGAACAGATGGCTGACATTATTCGCGTCTTCCGTGATCTGCCAGGCAAACACGTTTACATGAGTGCCAAGCTAGAAAAGACGCAGGATGAAATGGGTCGTGTCTTATATGCGCCCTCAATGCCTGGTAACAAAACCGGCCAATCCTTGCCTTACTTCTTTGACGAAGTGCTGGCTCTGCGTGTTGAGCGTGATGCCGAGGGCGGCAGTCAGCGCGCCTTGATGTGCGATTCCGATGGCCTGTGGTTAGCCAAGGATCGCTCTGGCAAGTTAGATGCATGGGAACCAGCTGATTTGGGTGCGGTTATTACTAAGATTGGAGCGAAGAAATGAATATAAATATTGCCATCGTCATGGCTCTGGCCATCTTTGCTGAAACCATCGTGGAGTGGATTCTATGAGCGAGATCGAAACACTCACCAAGGAATGGACAATTGCCAAGATGGAAGAAGCGGCAGCAACGTCCTACCGTCGGCAAATCGAGGATAAGTTAGTTAAGCATTTCCGCATTGCCGAGCAGTTTGAAGGAACCGACAACCGCGAGGTTGGTCAGTACGTAGTAAAAATTGAAGGTCGTATGAATCGCAAGGTCAACGCTGACAAGCTGCACGAATTAGCGGTTGCTAATGGGCTGGAAGAACATTTATCAAGTCTATTCCGATGGAAGCCAGAAATAGCGAGTGTCGTATGGAAAGCAACCGATACAAGTATCACAAACAAATTGCTCGGCGCAATTACAACAACGCCAGGCAGACCAACATTCACAATCACAATGAAGGAGTACGAATAATGGCTTTTCTAGATCAAACTTTTAGCGCTGATGATATGCCAGTGTCCGAGAAATCGTATCAAGTGCTGCCAGCAGGATGGTACACGGCGACGATCACAGGCGCTGAGTTAAAAGCAACCAAGGCCGGAACTGGCCAATACATTGCCATCAAATACGACATTACGGGCCCGACACACCAAGGGCGCATCGTCTTTGGCAATTTGAATATCCGCAACCCTAACCCTACGGCTGAGGAAATCGGACGCCAGCAGCTTGGCGAGGTGATGCGCGCCATCGGGCTGGCTAAAGTGCAGGACACCGACGAGCTGATTGG